TACACGCAGGACACCAAGACAACCGCGTGCACGATCAACGTGTCCACGACCAACGACTCGACGGTCGATTTCGCGGATGTGACATGGACTGCTTCCGGCGGCGACATCGGACCGGCAAGCTATGCGGTCGTGTTCAATTCCACCGATGCCAACAGTCCTCCGGTTCTTTGCGTGAACTTCGGAGAAGCCAAGACTGCTGGCGACGGCACTGACTTCAAGATCACCTGGAACGCATCCGGGGTGATCACTTTCACCTACACCTAATGGACGCCTTGATCTACAAGGTAGGCGAACAGTCTGCCTCCGACCCATACGAGTTCGTCATGAGCTCGTCGGCCCGAGACAGGGTTGGCGACGTGGTGGAACAGGATTGGGATCTGGAAGACTTCCTGCGCAATCCAATCGCGCTTTGGATGCACTCGTCCGGGCTGCCGATCGGCGTTTGGGAGCGAGTCCGTATCGAGGCCGGGAAACTTGTCGGACGCCTGAAGCTCGCCGAGCGCGGCACGAGCGAGTTGATTGATACGCTTCGGTCTCTGGTCGAGCAGCGTATTTTGCGTGCCGTCAGTGTTGGAATCCGCAGCGGCAAGGCAGAGCCGCTTGATGAAAAAGATCCGTGGGGAGGATACCGGCTGAGCAAGAACACCCTGCTGGAATGCTCGCTCGTGTCCGTTCCTGCGAACCCCGAGGCATTGAGCCTAGCGAAAGGGTTGAGCGCAGATGTCCGGGACATCTTGTTTGCCGACAGCCAGAAACTCATGTGCCGCCGAGGGGTTTGTGACCAGATCGGGAAAAGCATCAACAAAGACTCACGAGACAGTGGTCGCAGCAAACCACAACCTCAAACGAGGAAGAAGATAATGACCTTGACTGAGCGAATTTCCGCAAAACAGGCCGAGCTGACCGCATTGCGCGATCAACTGGCCGATCTCACCACCGAAGTCGGCGAGCACATCGACGAAGAAACCACCGTTAAACTCGACGACCTCTCGGCGCGCATTGATGCCGCTGAGAAGGATCTCGGCACGCTGGAAAGGGCGGAGCAATCGCTCGCGGCCGGTGCCCGCCGGGTCCAGTCCGGAGAATGGACGATAGACAAGAGCCAGCCACGCATTGAGAGCCGCAAGCACCGTGAGAAGGGCCACAACGCTTTCGCGATGATGACCTGTCTTGCCAAGGCGCACGTCCTGCATGCCGATCCGGTTACGATCGCCAGGGAAGGCTATGGGGACGACGCCCCTGAGATCGAGACCCTGATTAAGACCGCGGTCGCGGGCGCGACCACTGGCACTAGCGGTTGGGCATCCCAGCTTGTGCAGCAGACCTGGGGCGAGTTCATCGAGCTCGTGCGCGACCTCTCCGTCTATCCGCGCGTTCCAGGCTCGCGCCTGATGTTCGATGGTTACGGCACGCTCAACCTGCCGCGGCAGGACGGTCGGGGTGGCTTGGCCGGCGGGTTCGTGGCAGAAGGCAGCCCTATCCCGGTGAAAAAGGGAACCGTGGCTAACGTCGCAATGACGCCTTACAAAATGGCCGTCATTTCGGTCTTCACCAAGGAACTGATGCGCCGATCGAATCCCGCGATCGAGGCACTCATTCGCGACCAGATGCTTGGGGACACCGCCGAGACGCTGGACACGTTGTTCCTGGACAACAATGCCCGTTCCGGACGGCCCGCAGGCATGCAGGATACCACCGAGGTTGGTTCGGCAAACATCAACGCCGCGACCAACGCCGCGACGGGTGCCGGCAACTCCACGGCTGCGGAGATCCTGTCCGACACCAATGCTTTGCTCGGACGGGTCTATGCCGTTCGCCTTGGCATGGGCGGGGTCTGGTTGATGAACCCTCTGCAGCGTCTTGCGCTGGAGTCCAAGCAGGACGCAACGACTGGCGAGTTCGTCTTCCGCGACGAGATCCAGCGCGGCGTGTTCCGCGGATACCCGATCATCGAGTCTGCAAACGTTACGAGCGGCGTGACCCTGTTCGTTGGCGGTCCCGGTGCGCTGGCATTCGCGAGCGAGGTTGCTCCAATCTTCGAGACCAGCGACCAAACCGTGCTGCACATGGAGGACACCACTCCGCTTGCTATCGGCACGGCTGGCACGCCTAACACGGTTGCTGCCCCGGCGCAGTCAATGTTCCAAACCGATTCAATGGCCATCAAAATGATCGTCGGCCTTGATTGGAGGATCAAGCGTCAGGCAGGCGTGCAAGTCCTGACCGCCACGACTGGCTGGTAAGCGACATCCTTGAGGCGACAGACCCGGCGGCCGTAACCAGGCTGCCGGGTCCTCGGAGAATCGATATGAATTGGATAGTTCGAGTGATGCGTCCGTGCAAGGTGCTCGATCACTACAAGCGGGAATACTTGTGCGAGGCGATAGGCCGGCGGGCGATGATGGCCCCGGAAAACGCCCTCGAAGCGGCGGACAAAGGCCTGGTCGAGATACTGTCTCCGATCGGCGTACAGGCATACCTTGACCGGCAGAAGCAAGCTCCGAAGCAGAAGCGCACGTATAATCGGCGCGACGTGCAGGCGAAACCGTCTAACTGAGGCCGCCCGTCATGCGAAACTGGATTCCGCGCATAAAGGGATTATTCGGCTCAAGTGAAAAAAGCTATGTCTTGCAGACGAACAAGCTCCCGTGGAACTGGTTTCAGCTCAACAGCGCAAACAGTCAGGTAGACTTCGGGTCCTTCGGCCCGGTCTATACCTGTTGGGCGATCATCGCTCAAGAAGTCTCGCGCGTGCCGCTCATGCACGTCGAGATCGATAACAATATCAAGCGGCAAGTTCTTAATCGCGCGCCGGCCAGGGTGTTGCGGCAGCCGAATACTTATCAGACCCGCTCCGACTTTCTTTTGTCTGTCGTCCGCAGCCTGCTCGCCGAAGGCAATTTCTATGCTTTCTGCACGCGCAACAATCGGTTTGAGGTGGAGACGCTTCATCCGATCAATCCGCGCGCCTGTTGGCCGAATCTGACCGAGGATGGAGACGTCTTCTATCACGTCACCGACAACGAGTCCCTGCGCCTTGCTCGGGTCGGACAGCAAAGTTGGTTCCCGGCGCGGGACATTTTGCATATCCGACTGTTCACCCCGCACCATCCGCTGATCGGTGAGACCCCGCTCGTTGCGGCACTCGCTCCGGTTTATGCTGGGCAGCAGATCAACGGGCAGGTAGCAAAGTTCTTCGGAAACATGGCTAGGCCTTCGGGCATCATTCGACACCCGAAGCAGCTTAAGCCAGAAGCCGCGCGCCGACTGAAAGAAATGTTTCGGCAGGCTTCCAGTCAGGAAAGAGCCGGCGACCCCATCGTGTTCCAGGAAGGAATGGAGTGGCAGTCGCTTACCATGTCTGCCGTAGATGCCGAGCTGATCGCAAGCTACAAGCTGACCGAGCGGCAGGTTGCACAGATTTACCGGGTGCCTCCGCATTTACTCGGAGAGGATGCGAAGTTCGCCACGGTCGAGCAGAGCACGAGGTTCTTTCTGAACTCCGGCCTTGGGTTCTATCTCGATCACATCTCCGACAGTCTAACCAAGTTCTTTGGGCTCGGCATGGGCGAAGAGATCCTGTTTGATTACGAGACCGCCTTGCTGCGCAGCGACCTCGAAGCGCGCCTGAAGGCGCTCGCCGAAGGCACCCGCGGGGGAATCTATGCGGTCAACGAGGCTCGCGCCAGGGAGGGGCTGCCTCCGGTTGAGTACGGCGATGAGCCGCGCATGCAACAGCAAATGGTCCCGTTGTCGTTCGGTGCACAGATGCAGCCAAATCAAGCACCGGAGATCCCGGCGCCCGAGCCTTCCCCGGATGAGGAAGATGACGGGACGGGCGAAGAGGATCGGGCGTTGCGAATCGAAATCCTGCGGAGGAGGCTGGCAGCATGAGGCCCGATGAGCTTTTCGAGGCAGTTCGGCTGCACCTAAAGGATCGACTTGAAGAGGTCGACGCCAAACTGACCGCGGTCGGTCGTCTACGCCAGGGATTCGATGATCACGTCTTGCGCCTGGATGAAATTGCCAGTGACATATCCGGCCTCGCCCAGCGCATCAATGCCGCTCCGTCCCTGACAGATTTCGGCGAACGCATCAGCGGTCTTGCTGATGACGTGAATGCCCTCGGCGAACGGCTTGACGGTCTTTCAGATCCGGCTGATGTCGGGGCAAAACTGCTCGAGCCGGTAGCCTCAGCCGTCCGCGAGATGGGCGAGAGAGTTGACAGCATCGTGCTCGAGATGGATGGCACGCTGACCAGTCTTGCCGATGCCTGCGAGAACCTGACCGCGCTAAAAGATGATGTGAGTCGTCTTGATACCACGACTGGCGGTATGCAGACCGCGGTCGGCGCCGTGTCGGAGCGACTTGATGCGGTGCAGGAGGAAATGACCGCGCACGATCATGGTATCGGAGACGTGCGCGCCAACCTCGAGGCGGTCGTTAATACGGTCGATTCATATCGTAAGCACATCGATGAAGTCGGCCAAGAGTTCGATGCTGCATTGGCCGCACTGGAGGCGCGCACGGCATCTCTGGCGACGGATTTGCACATCAGGATCGAGGAGTCGACGCTGCAACGGTCTGATCTGGTGCTGGATAAATTATCCACAAGGGTCGACGAGCACCGCAACGAGGTATATGCACAGCTTTTGGATGTGCTGGAGGATAGCCTGCAGACATTGCGCGGCGATCTGCTCCAGCGTTACACGCAAGCGGAGGCCTGGGCGCGCGGCGGCGAGGAATACAAGCAGCTGGCTATCGTCCGTCACCGCGGCGGGCTGTGGCAGGCGACGGTCCGCACATCCGCGGAGCCGGCGCCGGAGTGTCCAGATTGGATGCTGCTTTCCGATGGCATCGACGAAGTCGGTTATGAGTTCGAGGACAAGGTGGCATGTGCAACCGTCCGGATGTCCTCCGGCATCGTGCATCGCTCCCCCATTCCTTACCCTGTCTTCCGCTCCCGCGGCACCTACCGGGCCGGCGAGGGCTACAAGCAATGGGACGTGGTGGTGCGCAACAGGACCACGTTTATGGCCGCAGAGGATACCGACACAGAGCCGTCGAATGGCAACAAGAAATGGATCCAGCTTTCGGACGTGGTTCAGGGTCCGAAGGGGCCGGCGGGCCGGGACGGGCGTTCGGTCAATCGGGATGACTTGATCGCACTCCTGCCGCAGATCACGCGCATGCTTGCCGACGAGATGGAGAGTAGGGAGGAACAGGCACAGGCAAAGCTGGCGGCTGAAGCGGCTGAAGCAGCGAGGCTCTGACGATGGCAATTATCACCGCAACCGAATATCGGACCTACGCCGGTCTTGGTGCGAATGACGCGCCAACGGATGCCGTGATTACTGCTGCGATCACCCGCTATCAAGCGATGATCGAGGGCTACTGCCAGCGGTCATTTGAGGAGGCCGATTTCACGGATGTCTTCTATGATTTCGACCAGCGGGAACTGCTGCTGAGCAACTGGCCGGTGGTCGAGGTGTCCTCCGTGACGGTCGACGAAGAGTCGGCCACTGTTGCCGACCTGCAGATCAAGCTCGACGATGGGGTTGTCCGTAACGCCTCATCCGAGATCAGCGGCGATGTCGTCACCGTGGTATACACGGCCGGCTATGAGGAGATCCCGCGGGACCTCAAAGAGATTCTGCTAACTCTCGTCGACGGGTTTCTCAAGGAAATGAGCGGCGGCGTGAACACGCTGCGAACTGTCAGGCGCGAGACGGTCTATGGAGTGTCCTCGATGGATTACGAGGGAGTCCGTAACGATGAGTTGTTCGGCACGCCATACGCCGAACTCGGTCCGTATGTGAGCGTTCTTGCCAAATATTGTCGGATGGAAGCGATATGAAAGGCAGCCGCTTCCATGAGCTCATCGAGCGGGTGGTCGACGCGCAGGGAGTCAATTGTAGGCTGGTGCGTCTTGCCGAGGATGATGACGACATCGTCGAGGCCGAGATCCTGGTCGCTCCGCAGCAATTCCGCGAGCGTGACGTGGAGGCCGGCGGAACCGTGGTGCAGAAAACATCATACTGGATGGTCCCGGCGCGCCGACTGCTGGCAACGTCCTTCCCCTGCCCACCACGGCCTGGGGACCGGCTGATCGTCGAGACCGCAACCGACACCGATGCTACCGTGATCGGCGAGGTGCACACCATCGACGAGGTTGGGGTCGGACTTGCGCTCGGCGAGATCGTTCGTTGGGACCTCGGGACGACAGGGATCCAAGTATGAGCAGCTACGCTGTTCGACAGGCAGTCAAAGCGGTGATCGAGAATGAATACTCGACCTATCCGCTCTACGACGCCGAGAACGAGCAGATCATCCCGCCGACCGATCAGTTTGGGCGGGTTGCCCCTTTTCTGGCGCTCTTCGCACAGGGGTTCGAGGAGCAACTTGGCATCGGTGATCCCGAGAACCGATGCTGGAGAGAAATCGGTTCCGTCAACATCGCGATTTATTATCCCGGTGGTCGTGGCGTTGCTGGGCCGAACCAAATCGCAGATACCATCCGAAGTCTCCTTCGGGGCCGAGAGCTATCGGTCAGTGCGCCTGGTATCCGGCTGCTCATAACGGACGTTTCACCGATGGGCGTGTTGCTTCCACAATTTGACAAGACCGTCGGCAATTATCTGGTCGTGGCCGTCACCGCTGGCTACATTTTTGATTTCTCAAGTTAAGAGGGGAGAACCATGTCCTCAACCAATCGCGGCCGACTCGCATACATCCTGCAGACTGATCGTACCGTCTGGCCGACTTCCGGCGCGCTTCAAACGCTCCGGATGACCAGTGCGGATCTCGCTTACTCCAAGCAAACCACTGAAAGCAACGAGCTGGAAAGCTCGGGCATGACCATCGACGCCCCGAAGACCGGAGCCTCGTCCGCCGGCTCGCTCAATATCGAGTTCAGCCCGGACAGCTACAACGATTGGATTCAGGCTGCCTTGCGCGGCACCTGGGGCAACACGGTCAACGTAACCGGCGCTCACGGGATTGTCGCATCCACCCGGACTATCACTGCGGCATCGTCGGCATTCGCCAGTGCGGTTGAAGGGCAGTGGGTGTTCTTGTCTGGCTTCGCCAATGCAACCAACAACGGCTGGTTCGAGATCGAGTCCATCACCAGCGATACGGTCGCGGTGCTGGTCGACCCCGGTTCGCTGCTTGTCGACGAGACTGGCCCCGGCACTGCTAAGATCCTCTCGAAAAGACTGATCAACGGCACTGTCACCAGGGACTTTGCGATCGAGGAGGCGCTGCTTGATGTTGAGAGCTTCTTGCAGTTCCTCGGGCAGCGTGTCAACACGATGAACCTGTCCCTCTCCGCTGGTCAGGTTGTGACCGGATCCTTTGGCTTGATGGGCTCCGATGTCAATCATGAGCAGGGCGACATCGCTTTCACCGGCACCGTCTCCGTGACCGCGGCAACGCGCACCATTTCTGCAACGGGCGCTTTCACCAATGCCGAAGTCGGGCAGCGGGTCACGATCACCGGCATGGTCAACGATGGCAACAACATCACGGGCGTCATCGCCACCAATGCCGATGCGGACACCATCACCCTGACTTCCGCGACGACGACCCTGGTCGACGAGGCATCGACGACCGGGGTGCAAATATACGTGTCGGCGCCGACGTGGAGTTCTGGGAACTCCTACACCGCGGCCACCTCGACAGATGTCTTCAATGCGACCAGCAACGTCGGTCAGATCGTCGTGAACAACGCCGTATCCACTGCGTGCTTCCGGTCAATGTCCCTGGCGCTGACCAACAACATCCGCGAGACCCCTTGCATGGCGAGCGAGTTTCCGAGCCTTGATTACGGGCAACAGGGGATCACCGGGACGCTCGAGAAGATCTTCACCGACCTGTCCGACCTCTGGACCCTGATGAAGAACCACACTGACGTTGAGCTCCAGTTTGGACTGAAGTCGTCCGATGGGACCAAGGGGATTCACATCCGGCTGCCGCGGGTGAAGCTGACATCGGATCAGGTTGACCTGTCTGCCGGCAAGAATGCGGACGTTGTGGATAACGTCGCTTTCTCGGCGCTGCGATACGACGACACCGCGGGCAGCGGGGATCAGTTCCACATCCAGATTTGTGTCACCCCGTAATCTTCAACTCAACTGAGCGATAAAAAAATGAAATTGAGCAACCTGAAAGTCGACGTTAATGCGATCGAGAACGGAACCTGGGTAAGCGATATTCCCAACTTGCCCGGGGTCCGGTTCCTGGTGGCCGGGATGGAGTCCAAAGCGTACCGCAAGGCATTTGCCCGTGCGCTGAGGACATCCACCACCCGCCGGGAAAGGGCATCTGGAAACCTCGAGGCGGATCGGATCCAGGAGTTGCAGCGTGAGCTTGTCGCCAAGCATTGCCTGCTCGACTGGGATGGAGTCGACAACGATGACGGGAAGCCGGTCAAGTATGATGCCAAGCTCGCCCACACACTGATGACCGAACCGGAATATCTGCCCTTCCAGCAGGGCGTGTTCTATGCCATCAACATGGTTGATTCGGGCGACGTCGAGTTCATTGAGGAAACGGCGGGAAACTGATCGAATACCTGCGCTGGTCTTGGGCTCCTGAAAGCCAGCGCAGGCAGCGGATCGCCAAAAACCTGAAGTGGGTTCAGGAGGCGTGGGCGGAGCGCGGGCAGACCCCGCCGCCCGTCCTAGATGACGAGGGAGAAGAGGTTAACCCTCCTCCCGATCTGGACTGGCTGGAGGTGCATTATCTGCAGCACTATTACGAGATGAATACCTGCCGGCCGCCGGGTTATGGCGTGATCACCAATATTCCCTGGACGGCAGTTGAAAGGTTGGCGGATCGATACGGGTATGATGGCAATGAGTTCAGTATCTTGTGGCAGATCATCAGACGCCTTGACAATGAGTTCATCGAGCACTTCACCGAGAAGATGAAGAAGCGGGGCTAGTGACATGCCAGTTGAAATCAGAGGCCTTGATGTTCTGATCAAGCAGGGTGTCATCTCCGATGAGGACTGGCAGAAGATCAAACGCGAGGAAGCTCTCAAGGTCGAGAGCGAGATTCTGTCCAGATCGCCGAAAGCTGACGAAGACCAGCAGGTCGGTTGGAACTTCCGCAAGAAATGGAAAAGCGGAAAACTGCCGAAAGGCATGATCTTCGGAAGCGACTTCGACTATTGGAACTATGTCGTCGACGATGCCATTAGGCTCTGGTTGTCTTGGGCCGGAAGCCTTCGTGTCGGCTACCATGACTATATCGCCGAGCACAAGACGCGCGGTCTTTGGAAAAAAGGCGATTCGCTAGATGTTTATAAGGGCAGTTATAACGTCTGGCAAAACGGGAAAATCGCTTCCGAGAACATGAATCTTGAGGGACCGACCGTTGACTTCGGTCCTTCTGCTGACTTTGCTCTATTCTTAGAAAAGTGGGCAAGCGGAAGTCTGCCAAATGTGCCCACTATCTTCCGAGGAATCGGGGTCATGCATGCTATCGGGCGCAAGATTGCCGCCGATTGGGACGGGGTTCACGCGATTCGGGTGCAGTCGATCAAGCCGTATAATCCGGATTCGATCTTTACTCCTGGCCGATCAGAGCCAATCAACCTTTTCCCCATCATTCGCATCCTTCCGCGCCATTACGGGAGACGCTAAATGGATCGCATCGTCTCTGTCCGATTCACCGTCGACTCGAAAGAAGGCGAGCAGGCAACCCAACGCCTGACAGAAGGATTGCAACGCCTTGATGCGAACTTCAAGGCCGCGGCGGACGGACAGGGAAAGCTTACCGGGACGATGGGGGCGGCATTCCGTGCCCAGCTTGCTTATGAGCGCAAGATCGACTCGACCTCGAAATTTGTTCAGCAGTATTGGAAGGCTGAGCAGGAGCTCCAGAAGGTAAAAAGGGGCGGGCTGAGTGTCACCGATGCGCAGGTAGAGGCGTTACAGCGTCTTCAGCGCGAAACAATCAAGCAGATTGCCCTGAACAGTCGGATGGGTGAAAAGAGCGCCTTCGGGCCGGCCCAAGGCATGCAGGGTGCCAGGGCTGAGCTTGCTGCCACGCGCGCCGAAATGAACAAGCTGATGAGCACGCAAAACAGCGTCATCGGCATGCTCAACAACTTCAGCTTCAAGCTTTTCGTCATAACCTTCGCCATCCGTCAGGCCGGCGAGATGCTGCTGCGGGTGTTTATCCAGACCGGCGAGCAAGTGGAGAAGCTTCGCCAGCGGGTAGAGATGCTTGGAGGGACCGAGGAAACCTTCCAACAATTGTTCGATTCCGCGCAGAAGCTTGGTATTGGGGTCAACGAGTTCATTGGAACATTCACCCGCTTTGCGGTTGTCCGCGAACAGATCGGGTTGACCAACGACGAGCTCGTCGCTATGACCGGGACGATCGCTAAGCTTGGCATTCTTGGCGGCAGCACCGCGCAGGAAGTTGCTGCTGGCATGCAACAGCTTGCGCAGGGCTTTGCATCCGGGCGACTGGGTGGGGATGAGCTTCGCAGCGTCATGGAAAACCTGCCGTTCGTAGCGGTCAAGCTTGCCGAAGCGATGGATGTCCCGATCGGTGCTTTGCGTCAAATGGGAGCGGAAAGCGAGCTAACGCCGCAGCGGTTGGCTGAAGCGTTTCAAAAGATGGAGGAGGAGGTTAACCGGCTGTTTGAGAACATGCCGCTGACTACCGACCGCGCGTTGAATGCAGTGGCGAACTCCTGGGGCCTGCTGATCAACGAAATCTTGCGGGCTACAGGACAAGAGGGACTGGCTAGTGCGTTCATGTCGGTGGCGGATGCGCTTGAGGCAATGGCCGGGTGGGTGAAGGAAAATGCTGACCTCATCGGCACGCTGGTCGACATTGCTTACAAGGCCGGCATTGTCATGGCGGGTGCGTTTGCAGTAACCACGTTGCTCAAATGGATTTCTGCTCTCGCATTGGCGCGCAAAGAACTCCTGCTGACGAGGGCAATCGCCGCGGCAACCGGGGAGTCTGTTCTTGCGGTTGGCGCTGGCATGTCTGGTCTTCTGCGGATCATCAATCCGCTTGCTGCAGTTGTTGGCTTGGTTGCCGGTGCGGTTTGGTCATTTTCTGCTTCTGCGGACGCCGCGACCGAATCGTCGCAATCTTTGATCAAGGAGCTGGAGGATCTTATAGCGAAATGGGACAGCCTCACCCTTACGCAACTAAGAGCCAATGAGGCTAAGCTCCTTAATGCAATAGATGAGACGAACAGGAAAATTGCGGAACAAAAAGAAGATGTGCTTTCGCTAAACGATAGCCTTAATTTCGTTCTGGGCACGATCAGCAAGCTCGTAAGCGATGGCATGAGGGCACACATTGCCGCACAGGAAGATGCTGCTCGGCAGACGGCAATTCTAAATGGTGAGATCCAGCAGAATGAGAATGATCTCGATTCATTGGAGGGTGCGCTAGAAGAGAACCGAAAGGCACAGGCCGAGCTTACAGGAGAAGCCAAGGGCGCCACACAGGCGATGCGCGATCAGGCCAACGCGGCGCGTGAGGATGCCAGGGAGCTAGAAAATCTCAGGGACAAGGTTGCGGACCTGAAGCTTGAATATCTTGCGCTGAAAACTGCCGGGTCTGGTGCTGTTGATGCTTACAAAGCATCGGCTGCGATCAAGGAGGCAATGGAAGCAGGCAACCTTGAGCGTGCCGATCTGGTGCGCGAGGCATACATCTATGATCTGCTGAACAACCAACTGCGCGAAGAGGAAAAGGTTCGGCAGAAAGTTACCAAGGCGCGAACCGCGTCTGGTGGTGCGTCAAAGAAGGCATCTGCCGCGGCAAAGGAAGAAGCAAGCTCAATCGAGTCCCTGGTCAAGCAATATCTGCCGTTAAAGGCCGTCGCCGAGGAGTATGCGAAGGTCGAGCGGGATGTTGCCGCCGCAATTCAGGCCCGCAACATCACCACTGCCGAGGGAAACCTCATCCTAGCGCGGGCGCGCGAGGAGCTTTATGAGCGGGCCAAGGCCGCGGAAAGGGAGTTCACGGAAGCGACCAGGGAGGAAGCCAGCGAGTGGCAGAAGCTTTGGGACAACACCCTCGAACGGGTCGATGATGCCTTCGCGAAGCTTTGGGAGGACATGCTAAGCGGCACCAAGACCAGCATGGAGACGCTAAAGGACCTCATCATCAAGACTCTAGCTGAGATCGCTCATAGACTGACAACGCAGCCTCTCATCTTGAGCATCGGGGCGATGATTAGCGGAACCGGGGCGGCGCAAGCTTCGACGGTCGGAGCCGGTGG